TTAAGAAGCTCACCTATGCGGAGACCGGTGTATAGCAGTATTAAAATCATATGAGAGTAAGAAGTATCTACTTCCCATAATTTGTTAATTTGTTGACGAGTAAATACTTTTCTCTGAATCGTTGGTATGTTGGGGCCTAGGTTTAAGTGTAGGGTGTAATTCGTGATAGCATAATCCTTGATGATTGCGTAATTAAATAATTGATTAAGTAACGTACGAACTTTCTTACATGATGAGTAGGAAAGTCCTTTTACGTGCATGGAATTAATCACGTTCTGAAGGTGCTGAAAATGAATATTCGTGATAGGCATATCCGATATGTTGGATATGTGTTTAAAAGCAATGTGATAAGACTTAACAGCGCTATCAGAAATAGACTGAGAGTGAATAGGCAGCCACTCGTTAAATAGTTGCCTTAATGTAATGGTATTGCGTTGTCTACGGTTTAATATAATAGCGTAACGGCGCATAATTTCACCTCCGAAAGGATACTACTATGAATCAATATGTATTTGTGTTAAACGAAATGGGCGAACGAATTACGTCCTATGTTGATAATACAGTAACGCAAGAGCAGTTGTTAGCAACTGCAAAACAAGAATGGTCAGATGCAGCGGATTATATTTACTCTGCAGATGGCGATAGTATGTTAGATGAATTTATGAAAGGTAAATTCTATGTAGACGGCAAATTCGTAGAACCGCAAGCAAAGGAACCTACCAAGGCTGAAAAAATCGCCGAAATTAGAAATTACTACAACAAGCGTTTTGAAACGCTGGAACAAATGGTGTTAAGACGCCGATTAATTAACGGCGATATTACCGATTTGCAAGAACAGTTTAAAAAACTCAATCAAGAAATGGTATTAAAAATTAAGGCGGTGAAATAATGGAAGGGTTTGAAGTTAAAAGCGATATTCCTGTAATGCGATTCTGTGAGTGGTGCTATGCAACGTTGAATCAAGACGGTACCTGCCCAACTGAAGGGTGTATTCACAATGATTTAATGGATTTAGAAGAAAGCACAGAGGGTGAATAATGTGGACATGGCAATTTGAGTTAAATGATATTCTAACTACATTATCAATCGTGGTAATCATAGGCGGGGCAAGTTACCGCCTTTTAATTTTGCCTATATTACTTAGGAACAAGGAGAGAATGGATAGACTAAATGAGATCCTTGTTGAATTGAAAGAGGAAATCAAACTATCAAGAGAACAACGGACTAAAGAATATGCAGAACACGTTAAGTTGGTAACACGTGTTGATGGCATTGAAAACAGGGTTGATGAGTTAAGAGGTGATTTTCATGAATTTACCGCAAAATCTTATTAATTCTGTAAGAAAAATATATACTTCGGTTAGGGTGGCGAAAGTCCACCCTACTTTAGTATGGGGAGCCAGAATACTCATATTTATTATGCTAACACCAATTATATTGGCAACCATGGCTTATGCGATTTCATTTTATTTAGGCGAAATTTCTAGTGCGAACGATAAGATCATAACGATGGGGGCATTCCTAATTGATCATATGTTTGGGGCACCAGGTGTAATTGCATCGCTTACAGGATTAATATGGCTTAGTGTTGATAGAAATGGCGATGGAATACCAGATAAATTGGAGGAACAACCTAAAATAACACTATTACCAAATGTTACAGAAAGGAGTGATAAGAATGAAAAGAGGATTTGATATTTCAGCATGGCAAGACAACGAAAACGGAACACTTTACTATGATGAAATTCATATGCAACAAGCTAAAGATGAAGGCAATGAATTTGTAATCATAAAACTAGGTGAAAATTATAACGTTGATGATTTCTTTGAGCAACATATCACCGCAGCATTAAATGCGGGCCTTGAAGTAGGTGTATATTATTTTAGCCACGCATACGATGAGGCAACCGCGGTACAAGAGGCGGAATGGGTGATTAACACGCTCAATAGTTATGGATATACTGATTACCATTTGCAAGCTGGTATTTGGTATGACTACGAGGAGCATCGCCAATTACGTAATATGATTAATGCTGGTGCATTAACTAGCCAAGGAATGACGAATTGCATTAGTCGGTTTGTTAATACATTATGGAGTGCTGGATTTCAAAATGTAGGTGTATATAGTGGTTATTCTTTATTGTGGGATGAAACATATGCATATAGTCAAATGCCAAGCGTTCCTGTATGGTGTGCACAATATGATCCACAATGTGATTATCCAAATATCAGAATTTGGCAATATAGCGATTGTGGAATGGTAGCTGACAAAGAAGTTGATGTTGATTACATGTATGATTAGGGGGAAGTATGAATGACAAAATCAAAAACTTTATTCACGCTCATTACATCTCTATTCCTGTTTGTATTGTCCTTTGTATCATTGCCTGTATATGGCTCTACGCCGACAGAGCAAGTAATATTGACACGACAGGAATACAACGAGCTACTGATGAAGTTCGAAACGCTCAACAATACAATCAACGAGCAGTTGAAGATAATAGACGAGTTAGAACAGCAATTGAACGTAGCACAGATGTCAACGAGCGAATCGAAACAAGAATTAATAGAATCGATGAACTTAATCAAAGAACAGAGGGAGCAATTACTAATAGCCAAGAACACATTAGAGCAGCAAGAGAAAACGCTATTAATGCAAAAAGAATCATTGGCGAAGGTGAACGTATACTTAGAAATGCAGATGAGAGAACTCAAAAGAATCAAGACTCAACAACGCAAAAGTAAGTTGTTAAATATCCTATTAGGTGGTACTGTTGTATACCTAGTAGCCAAGAATTGAGGTGATCCATACATCTCCTGAGCATGAGCAGGTGGACTCATGGATTGACTGTAATAATGCAAAAGACCTTACTGGGAATATGTCCTGGTAAGGTCTTTTTTTGTTTATAAATAGCAATTGCGGATAGGGTAATAATATGGTGTAATTAGGGTAATAATAGGAGGTGGGAGTAATGCTGAAAGTATTTAATAAAGACCCACATTTTATGAGGGACGCAGTAATCGTAGATAGCTACGAAGCTGCATGGGATATAATATGCTCCATGCAGCAGAAGCTAGGCAAGGGCATCCTTGTTGTTGGCAGGGAGACTTGGGAGGACCTTAAACTGGACGAGCATTTCCCTGAATTTGTTTGGAAAGAGGAAACAAAGGCTGTCTACATTAATAGCGATAAAAGCTTATTAATTCCTGCCCCACGGAGATATAGTAGAGCCAATGTTTTAAAACTCATTAAGTTCTTCGGACTCCACTATTCTATTCGAGAAATATAAATGTGAGCGCTTTAAAATCAACTTAAAATTGAAATGGTTGATCAATATAAAACATAGAAAACTTGGTGATAATATCTTCGGAATGTATGCTTATAAGTTATAAATTATTAGTTAGTTCATATAAGAGATCCTGTAAGGGAAAGATGTATAAATAAAAGTTTGCTTTTTCATCGTTTTTTCATGTATGATTAATAAAAGGATTATAAACTAAATATAACAAGGATTGTGATGTTAAGGAGGCAAATATAATGAAAGGAAAAGGACAACAAAGTACTATCTATGATGTTGCAAAATACATAATTGATAACTTTGGACCAATGTCAGCAATGAAGCTACAGAAGTTAGCTTTCTATTCGCAAGCAATGGCTTTAGTATGGGATGATGTTCCTATCTTTGAAGATGATTTCGAAGCATGGCCTAAAGGTCCTGTTTGTAGAAATCTATTTCAAACGCATAAAGGTATGTTTATGATTGAGGATTCAGAGTTTTTAGAAAGTTATGAACCAGATAGCAACAGAATATGTGATGATCATAAAGCTACTATAAATGCAGTTTGCAATAGTCTTAAAGATGTATCTGGATATGATTTGAGTCAAATGACACATTCGGAAGCACCTTGGGTAGATGCTAGAGGTGGATTACCAGCTGGGGCACATTGCAATACTATTATTACCAAAGAATCCATGGAAGCGTATTATCAAGGAAACTGGTAATATGGCAAATAAAAATGGCAGAGCAACAATAAAGAGATCTGAAAAACCAATTTCTGATAGGCGTAACTTTGATACAGAGTTATTTAAATGGTCTTTTAAATCATATTACAGTGAACATGAATGCTGGTGTGGATTAGAGGGGAATGATGTTATTACTAATATTATTCATAAACTAGAGGACTATTCTACACAAATGTGGTCTGAAGTAAAATCTGCATCTGGTGGCAAACGTGAAGGTAATGGGAGTAATAGCCACTATATTCCTGCTAATGCATTGCCAAAAGACTATCAAGAGAAATATATCAAAGATGGGTACATGAGAAATTTTGAAAAAGTATTCTCGTTACGATTAACTAGCAAGAAGAGATTAATTGGATATGTATCAAATGGGACTTTTTACCCTTTATGGTACGATAATGACCATTCAATATTTCCTGTTAAACATAGAAAATAATAAAATTTAAAGGCACTCAGGATGATGTGGTTAATAGTCATATTCAATAGAAGAAAACAGAGTTTGCCCCTTATTTGCCCCTTTTTGAAATATAGAGTTTAGATAATATAGAAATGGTGATAAGTATTGGGTATAAACCCTCAATCCGCACCAAGCTAATAAAATAAGGGTTTACAGGTAATTCTGTAAGCCCTTATTTTTATTTATGTAGATATTATAGGTATCTATATCATCACATTCCTCCGACACAGCGTTGGCATGTGGTAAATCGCAGTAAATCAAATTTACAACCAATAGTAACACTCTTCCTTGTGTATTATTTTGAAAGCGCTTTTTTGCTTTCTTTTCTTATTTGTTGGATGCTTTTAGTCGGTGTTTCTAAATCTTCAGGCATGGTACCGCCTAATTCTTTGATAGTTTGACGTACCTTTGCCCCAACGTCATGATGAATTTTATTAGCGTTTTCTTTTCCTTTTATTCCTTCCCGGCGCAATTTTTCATCAGTTTGTGTAGATCGGAATAGATTAGCAGCAAGTTCGGTACTACCCATATGATCTAAAATCTTCTGAGATTTTTTTAGACCTTTTTTAGCGTGAATTTGCTTTACGCCCAAACCTCCATATAAACCCTTATAGCCTTCGTTTTGAAAAATAGCATAATCTTTAGGTTCTTTTATACCTGCTTGGTTAGCAGCTTCAGCTAAAGATATATTATGCTCTTTAATATCTTGTCGGATTTGTAAACGTAAGCTATCTTCTTTTTGTAATTCTAATTGCTCTTGCTCGTGAGTTTTCACAGCAAAATAGGTTTGAGCTAATGCAATTACCTCTTTACGAGGATTGCCATTCATAGCAATTAAGTAACAAGCATATCTAGAGAGTACTATATCTTGTATACTACGTTGTAAGTTAGCCCCAACATCTACCAATTTGTTGACGTCAACAAATTCGGATTGAACTGCATGACCACTGGTTTCACAAGCACTTTTAGCCTTTTCAATAATTTTACTAAAATTTCTCCATTCTGAGTATTCGAGTATTTCTTGTAAATCTCGAGCATACCAATACTCATTGCCATCATCATCTATTTGTTTAATTGATTCAAAAGGGGACTGATAAGTATTGTCTGCATTGCTAGGACTCTCTTCAGGGAAAAAGAAAAACATATAAACCTCCTGTTATCTATATATCTTACTTATTTTTATGTCTAGATTTTATAAATTCTATGTAGTTTACCACTTCTTGCATTTCCTCTTTAGAGATCTCTCTTGATGCGGAAAACAATAAACGCATTTCTGGGCGTGTGTGCAATATTTCAGCATACTCTGCAGCTTCTTTATCTTGGTAGTATTGCTCATCGTCTTTATCCCAGCCCATTATCACTGCAGGCGATATATTAAAAACCCTTGCTAATCCTTCGATTTTATCAGAGGGAATATTTGTAATAATATTATTCTCATATTTATATAATGTTTGTTTTGAAACACCGATTTTTTCACCGACTTCTTCTAGAGTCATCTTATTGTTAATTCTGAGATTTTTAATTCTATCTCCTTTATTAGTAGTCATGGGTTTACCTCGCTCTTAATAGTCTCCTTATGAGTTAATATTACACTGTCTTAACTTTGTGGGCAACATTTTTGTAAAAAATATTTACAAAAATAACTTGATAGGTTACTATTGCTAAATTGTTCTATAAGCAACTTAAAAAGTTATAAATAGAAAAAGGAGGCGATATATTGATTGATGTAAATAAGTTAAAAGGAGCAATTGTAAGTGCTGGGAAAATACAAAATGAAGTAGCTAAGGCGCTCGGAATTACACCTAAAACATTCTTTTTAAAATTAAAAAAGGAGTGTTTGGGCTGATGAGATTGAAGTTATGATTGACTACCTTTCAATTGGAGCTCCTTTGTCTATTTTTCGTGCAAAGAATGCAACTTAATAAGTTACAAAAAATGAAGTGATACAAATGAAACAAGAAACAGGAAAAGTAAAATGCCCCAAATGTAATATAGAAGTGATAGGTGGAAATTTCTGTGAACATTGTGGGGCAAAATTATAAGCTATATGTGATTGTTGGGTAGTAAAGAAAAAATATAATTGTGGTTTTGATAAATGCAAAGGTTATAAGTTGTTAATTGAATGTATCAAGGGAAAAGAATATTTCTAATACCTTCAGATATAGCATCAGAAATAAGTCTTTTAGCTAAAGAACTGATTTCAGAAGGAAGCTTATTAAACAATAATTTTAATTGTAAAGCGGATACCTCTGATTGAGGAGTTTCAGAAAAAATAACTGGTAAGTAGGACATAAAATGTTTTTTTTCTTCTTCTGTTAATTGGTCCTGCATGTCTAGAAGTTTAGAAATCGAATTTATTTTTTCTTCTGTCCATGGGAATGGATATCCACAATGATGACAGTATTTAGGGGGTGTATAGGTTGAAAAGCTAATAACACCAGGAACATCATATTCACCACGAATAGGGGTATTACAGTTTGGACAAGAAGTTATAGTTTCAGCTCTACATTCAGGACAGAAATTAGATAGGTGAGCAGAGTTATGAATATTAGATGTAATAACATGACCATTTTTACAAACTTGCGCAGTTCGATAAGTACCCATTATAATCACCACCTTTAAATTGTAGGGATATGGCCCAAATTTTGTTCATGTTTAAGCCATGAAATAACATCTGATTGGAGCGTAGCATAAAACGGTTGCACAATTGGGGTAATAAGTAAAAGATCGTTGTTATCTATTTTATTACTTAAATATACGTAGACTGAGTCGATATTATCGTTGGTAGAAATTAACCATTGAGAATGTAAACACTTAATATAGGCATCATAAGTTTTGATTGCATTGATTAAATTTGTGTAATTTTGACCTTGCTTATTTAAATCATAACTTACTAAGAATACTGCCATTATAATCACGTCCTTTTAGAAACTTAAAAGAAATGGAGAAAAAATGATTAAACAAGAAAGAGAAATTAAAGATAGCAAACACTTTCAGGTTAATAGATTAGCATTTTACGTTCAACTTAAAACAATGACTGTAGATAATCTTAAAAAATACCCACATTGGAATTCAGAAAGAATGGATGTAATCTATTATTTAGCCAAGTATGGAGAGAAGGAGGAGTTGAAGAAACTATCAAAGCAAACTTTGTGCAATGTGGATTAAAGTATCAAATGTTAAAGGGATTGCCTTTTGGATAGCGTAATCTTTTACTTTGTTCCATATCGTATCGCTAGATAATAAATCAACAAACTGTTGCCCATCATGTGTTAATGCTAGTTCTAAATATAAATAATCTCTTGATTTAGAGCTAGCATTTAAGCCAGACAATAGACCATTCTGTATAAGGATATAAATGTGATAGTCAATAGTAAGCCTGTTGATATCAGGGAAGTTGATTGAGTCATTATTATTAACTGTTGGAAGAGGGAAATCTTGAACTGCTAATAATATATCTCTGCACAAAGAATAATCTATTTTCATAGTTTCACCTCCTTTCGTTAAAGGAAATAAGTGATATTAGCATATCTCATTGTCTATCACTGCTTGAATTATAACAACAACTTATTAATAAACATGAAATAAACATGAAATAAATATGAAAAGAAAGTTAAAAGAGGATCTTAAGAAGAAAATAGATAGAAAATAGTAAAAGAGTAACCAATATTATATAAGTGGTACTTATATAATATTGGGTTCATAGTGCTTAAAATTGTGTCAATTAATCTTAACAAATATCTGGTAGAGGCAAAAAATCACTAATAGGATAGAGGCGGCAATTAAAAGTAGAAAAAATAAAATTAGAACTATAAAAGCTGAAATTGAATGAGTAAGTATGATGTGGAATATTTTAACGCTTGCTTTTATACCAATATTGCCTGGGCAGAAAAGAGGGATGTATATTATATTCAGAAATTATATTTAGGTTAGTAGTTAATGAAACTCAATTATGGTGTCAAGTGAAAACTGCTTTACGCGGAAAGACAATTGGGTAAAATAATAATTCTGTTTCTGCCAGTGAAGTGTAAAAAGACTAAAAAGGATATAATAAACTAATATATATGGAAAAATATGATAGGATGTTTCCATTGAGATTAAAAGGTAAGAAGAGATTTATAGGGTATGTAAGTTAAGGAGTATCTTATATATTCTGGTATAATCCTAATCATCAATTATTTTGTTCTTCCTTATAAAGTGATTCTTTTTATAACTGTATTGGCATACTTCTAGATTCTGTGTACAATCATAGTAATTAGTAATATACATTTATATATAGTTTTCAGTATGAGAGAAGATTATGATTTTTAATTATGGCGAGACATTACGTATCCGAAGGGATTTATATACGATTTTAGGCAAGATACGCTATATTGATACTCATGGAAAAATTGGGTATGAGTATAAGTTAGTTAGACATAAG